AGGCGCTGAACTTTGTCCATGCGCTGCACGGGGATGTTAATGCCGCCGCCCTGACCGCCGCCTTGACCACCGCCAAGATCGCTGTACATGCCGCCCTGAGCCTTAATGATTGCCGCGAGGGTCGCTGGATCGTATCCGCCAACAGCCATGCCTCCGGTCGCGTAACCAGCCACACCGCCGCCATCCGCGTACTGCGGAAGATTACGGGCGGGAGAACCGGCAATCTCACCCAAAGGCGTAGTGCGTGGGGCCATCTGCTGCGCCATCGGAGCGCCGGGATTGATCCTGTTCGGAACCTGACCAAGCATCATGTTATAGGGGCCGGTGCGCGACGATGAGCCGGTGTAGGTACCGCTGCTGCCGTATGGGTCGATGCGGCGCGATCCGGCGGGTGCCAGCATTTGCAGAAGCTGCTCTAACTTGGCATCGCTGGAATCGCCAGCTACGCCGCCGACCGCAAAACCCTGACCAGCGTGCTGCTCGTAGACAGCGCCGCCTTCGGACTGCGGGACGAGACCGCCGTAAGCGTAGTGACCCTTGTGGGCGGCTTCCTTGGTCGCCTTGTCGTAATCAACCGTCTTCATGCCGCCAGCAACGCCGACCGCGTCCGGGTGATGCTGCTCGACATCCTGCGCGATGAGGCCGATCTGTTTTGACGGCGAACCCTTGTAGTTGAACTTGACGATGTCCTGACCGTCAAAGGTCTTGCCGATAGGCTCAATGTTGTCCTTCATCCGAGCGTCGGAGAAGAACGACGACGGCTGCGTCGTGGTGCCGCCGGTCGTCGAGCCGGACAGCGCGCCAGTGCCAAGCGCGATGTTTGAGAGGAACTGCGCCGTCTGGAACGGGTAGCCCTGCTGCTGGAGGAACTGGTTGAGGAGCGCCGACAGCCCCGCCTGCTGCGTTTGCTGCTGGGCCGTGCCTGCACCGATCTGGGCCTGCCCGCCAGTCAGGGCTGCCTGCTGTGCGCCAGCGCCGAGACCGGCGAGTTGCTGCCCCGCGCCCGACAGGCGCGCTAGGTTAGCCTGCTGCGCGCCAAGGCCGACGCCCTGCTGCTGCACTGCGGTGCCTAATGCCTGACCGTAGCCCTGATTCAGGATATCGGAATAGACCTTGCCGGACGCGAGGCCCTGCTGCTGCGCTAGGTTGGCCTGAGCGATACCCGCACGGTCGCCGCCGAAAGCGCCGCCCTGAATAGCTTGGCTCTTGAGTTGCTGGGCCTGCTGCGCGTTTGCTTGGTTTTGTAGCGCCGCCGTAGTGCCGAGTACGGTGCCAAGATATGGCGAGAGGTACTGGTTTACACTCTGGCCGGTGATTTGGTCTGGGTTGACCTGACCAGCGCCCGCCAGTGTCGCGGCGGTGGCCGCGCCGAAATAAGGGCCGGGGATAGAAGTTGCGGAATTGATGTTGTTGATACCTGCGGTCTGCGTCTGGGTTAGCGGCGCGACGAAGGCATTCGGGTCCAAACTGTACGGCGTAAACGGTGTTGCGGCGGCACTTTCCGCCCTAGAGTTGACGGCGTTATATCTCGCCAGCACCTCTGGCGGGATTGATTGCGTGCTGGACTGATTGGTAGTGCTGGTCTTACCGCCCATGTTCGTTTTCCCTCAAGACTCCAGTAGTCGCCCCATACAGGAAGAACGCACCACTGGGCTTGCCGAATTGCCGCTCATAAAGTCGTATCTTGCCTTCGGTTCTGGTGTTGCTCAGAACCCCGATGATAAGCGGAATGCTCAAGCCGTCTGCGACTTGCTTGCTAAACTCGCACAGTCTTTTTGCCCTACCTCCCCTTGCGCCGCGATATTCGGGGTGGATAAAGATGGCTTTTTCCTCAAGAACCTCTTGTTCCGAGTACCACATTTTACCTATCTTTAGAAGGACGACGCCTTGAATTTTACCCGTTGGATTGTGAAGGACGCCGAGCAAGCCCCTGTCGCGGTTCAAGGCGGGCCAAATTTCCGCCAGAAGGCGCACCGGGCTGGGGTCAACGAAGCCATTTTCTTCGCTTCCTGACAGCGCCAGTTGCATAACCTCGTCCACATCGTCAGGCGTGCCGACCCGCAGGCTTAGAGCCTCGTCGCCGCCAACCCAATTTCGACGTTTCGACATATTCAATCCTTTTTCGGTCCCGGAAGCGCCTTCAGCGTCTTCACGGTCTTGGCCCGGAACTGTTGCACAAACAAATCTAGTATCTTGTGGCCGTCGTCGAGCGAACCCTTTCCTATTTTAACAATATCCTCCGGGTCTACAACATACTCACCACCGGCAGCCACGATGGGGACCGCCCCGCCAGAGGCCCTGCGGGGCGCTGGGACGCCGTACGGAAGCCCCCCGCCAGTGTAGGGCAGGCCAGCGCCGGGGCCGCCCTTGGAGCCGTAAAACGGCTGGGAGAAGATGTTCTTGGCGACTTTGAAACCGGCCATCGTGTTGCCCTCGCCCATGCCGCTGATGATATCAGCCGGGATGACGTAGGCACCGGACGGCACATGCATGGGAAGGTGATCAGTTCGACCGGCTACCGGGCTGTGGATTGGCCCCGTGTGGGTCTTAATGACCTGACGATTACCGCCCATAACGTCGCCGGGTTTAGGGATGCCGGGGATCGGGGGCGGGCGCAGAATACGGGGAATGCCATTACGGCGGCCACCAGCGGCGCTAGCCGTCTTGGCCGATTCAAGAAACGCCTCGGCGGTCGGCGCGTCGGGAGAACCCGGCTTCCGCATCTTTTCCTTGGAGCCGTGCGCGATCCGTTTTTGCTTGGCGTGAATGTTGGCATACAGGCCGCGACTGCCTCCGGCGGAGCTTTCACGCGCAGTGTTAAGGGCCGCCGCGATGGCCTGCTTCTGGGGGTGGCCCGCGCCGACCATCTCGGAGATGTTGTTCGAGATCGTGGACTGGGACTTACCGTGCTTCAGTGGCATCATGCCCCCACATAATAAGTTACGTTGACAGACTGTCCGGTTCCCGGCGTCACCACGAGACCGTTCGTAAACAACACCCCGGCAGGGAATACACCGATGCCGGGGTGCGGCGCATCTGCCGTCGTACTTGGAGCTGGTGCCGCGACCAAGGCATTTGAGGCCGCAGCCCCGGCGACGGTGGCGCTATTGTAGATTGTACCGTTAGTGCTGCCGGGCACAACGATAGAAAAACTGACTAGGCGTCCGGCACCGGCATATATCAGCGTCGATGTAGTTACCGTAAGTGAAGTCCGCGTTCCCAGAAAACGCTGAAGCGTCTGGTTGAGGGTGCCAAGAGCAACGACGCCATTCTTCTGGGTTGTCAGGATGTCATCAATAGACGCCATGACTAGAACTTACCGTCAATCTGGGATCGGTACCGGATATTGCCTAGCCGCCAAAAAGAATCGATGTCGTTGCTTTCAATCTTGATCGACATCAGGCGAGCGCGAAAGCGCGGCGTGACGAACGTCGTCGCCTGCGTCAGCGTGAAGGGTCCGTAGGCAATTGGTGTCTGACCGGCATAGTCCGCCGTATAGAACGTGATAAGCACGTTCGCTGCCTGCGTACCGCCAAAATCACCCCATTTCATATCCGGCCAGACCTGATCGACAAATTGCTTAACGTCGGCTTCGTTCAGCGCGAAGTAGCCGGTCTGAAAGCTTGACGACATGGCCGAAGTTCCGGCGTTGTTGCCGACTTCATGCTGATACAGGTACTGGTCAGTTCCCGCTCCGATAGGAGGGCCGAATACCGACTGATTGATCCACGCCGTGCGAGCCAGAGTTCCATAGTCCCACTGGTTCAGGGTGGCGTTGTACTTGACGTACTTGTTGATTTCACCTGACCCGGTAGTCGGATAATACCAAGATATCTCGTTGAAGCGTGAGTTCGGCGCTACGCGGATTTTGTCCAGATTGTCCTGATCTAGGTCTTGGAAGATAACGTCCCAAATCGGGCACATGATGGGTTTCACGCCGTCGCCCGCAAACTGGAAGAACTGCGACTGGCTCATCCAGTACACCACACCGTTCAACACGCCAGCGGCCTTGCGACCTATCAAGCCGCAGCCTGTGCCGATTTCGTTGAAACCGTAGATAAACGGCGGTCCAGTGTACTGCATTGCCCACAGAGCAAGATCGGTCCACAGCAGGCCCTGCTGTGGGCCTTGCAGGCCGCCGACAATCTCAGAGCCTCTAGGAAGACGATACGATCCAGCTTGATTGGTGATGTTGCCGATCCAGATCGAATAATCCTCGACCTCGCACCAGCGGATCAACAGCGGATCGTAGATGCCGTTGAAGGTGGAACCCCACGCTACGATCTGACGTTGAGGCATGGCGACGAAGATGCCGCGATTTGTGATCGGACCCTGCGGGATGACCGCAGCGACAGTCTGGTTGGTCGCCGGGTCCCATGTGTAAATCGCTTCATTGTATGGATTGGCGATGAGGATTTGGCCCCAATTATCCAGCGTCCAGTCTTCGATGTTGGTGATCGCGGTGCCGGGCTCTGCTTGCGGAGGAATGCCCGTGCCGTAGCCGCCCATGCCGTAGCCGCCGATGCCGTAGCCGGTTCCAACCGGAAGCGGCCCGAGGGCGATGTAATAAAGGAAGCGAACATCGCCGCTATTTATCGAAGTTGGTCCCGCAGAAGATGTTGCTGAGTTTGAGGCTTGAATAGTGAAAGTGTCCGGGTCAACTACTTCAGTTACGTTATAGTTTCCTTGAAGCGTAATGCCGCCGATGGTCAACGATACGAAAACAACGAAGTTGCCGCCCACAACAAGTCCGTGGTCGGCTAGAACAACTTCTACAAGAGATGACCCGCTGGCAGTTTCAAAGGTCGCGACAGCGCCGCCGGTCGATACCGTGGCCGTAGCGTATTGAGGATTTCCCAGAACATCGGTAGCGAGGATGGAATATTTGTTCGCGCTTATGGCGTAGCACTGATACAGGCCATACAGGACCAGACCGCCAACACTTACTTGCGTCTCGATGAAAACAGAATCGTACATGGTGATGTTGCTGCCGGTATCGTCAATCTCGACAACGTCGCTTCCATCAGTGGTGTTAAAACTTACTGCAACATTGGCGATGGTCTGCCTTGGCGTGACAGTAAGGAGATTCCCATTCGTCAGAATGTTGAGCGACTGTTCTGCTCCAATCGCTAGGTGCTTGATCGTATTTATGTCCGACCAAGCCCACAAACAACGAACGATTGATGAGATGGTGTTATCGAAAAACCTTACCCAGCCGCCGAGTTTCTGCGGTAGGCCAAGCCCGTTCCTATCCGGTATGAAACGGATTAGCTGCGACTCTGAGATCGCAGCTTCGTTTAACGCAGGAGTTCTGTTCTGGTCAACGCCGGGGACTAGTTTTAGGGCGCTATGGGGCATGGGTTACCCCCGCGTCGGAGATGCGACTGGGGAGGGAGCCTGCGATGTCCAGCCGGAAGACTCAAACTTCTTGCGGGCCTCCTCAACTGCCGCGCCTTTCAGCAGCGCGTTATATTGCGATTCATAACTTACGGCCATCTGCGGATCATCATTAGCGCGGCCAAAATTGCGCTGGTAAGCCGATATGTAGATCATCGACGCCATGATGAATACGTCAGGCAGGTAAAGGCTGATGAACGTGCTTGTGTTCGTGGACGACAAGCTGGCTGGCCGGTACGTCCCGACGATCTCGACCGAATAGGCAGAGTCAGGGAAAGGCCCGAAGTAGAACACGTTGTCGTTGAAGGGGACAAAGTACTTCGGCAGTCCGGTGTACGACGAAGCACCATACGCGATATCAAGGAACTCTTTAGTGACAGGCAAGCAAGAGTTCCGGGTTCCCAGATTCGGGTCGGTAGTGCCAGACGGTGTGATGATATTGATCTGCTCGGTCACTACGACAGTGCCTTGGGGTATGGTCAGCACCCGGTTCCCAGACACAAGAGTATATCCGGTGATGGCTGTTGATGTGACCAAGAAGTCAAGATCGCGATACATACGATTTTCGGCATAAGTAATCATCTGCGGCAGGATTGTGACAAAGTCAGCGTTGGTTGATTCAACAACTGCCATTGTCGCAATCTGCGAGACGTAGGTCGAGTATGTTAGACCAGTAGTCATGCGGCCTCAGAAGTCTCCGTAGCCTCAACCGAGGCAGTAGCCTCGCGAGCTTCAGCAATGGCCCGGTCGCCCTGCTCTTTGATAAGCACGATGGTTTCGTTGACCTGACCAAACGGACGGTCTGCCAAAGAGGCCAGAACCAGATTGATCTGGGCAGCAGTCAAAACTAGGGTAATCGGCAACAAATCAAGATTTTCCATGATTTCCTCTTTTAATTAACCTTAAATATTACTCTTTTTCATCAATCTTACAACACCGGCAATGCCGATTACGGCACCGCAAATCGCGGTAATCGCACCAGCGACAACCGAAACGGCGTGCAAGGCGTCCATCCAGAACATGCTAGATAACAACACTCCGCCGACAGTCACCTCTGCGATGCCCTCTTTCATGGAATTGGCCCACCAATGGGGTAGGTAGCGCCGACCGGAGCCTGAGTGATTACGTCGGTGCCCGGTGGCACGAACTTACCGCTAGGGCTCTCGTTGATCGGGCCGTAGCAGTGCGCCAACGGCACCCCATTTACCGGCTTCACGCGGGTGCATGCGAACGAAAACATATTGCTGATGCCGTTGTCGGCAGAGGTGGTGAAGGTGCGGACGGGGGCTGCCGTGTTGCGCTTCCAATCCGGGGCTTGGGGGATTTTCTCCCGCACCTGATAAAGGCTCCAGACCTGACCCTTACCCGGAGGGGCGCAGTCGCCCTTCATGTTGCCGCCGTTTACGTCCGCAATGGCCGGGCCGTGCAGGATGGGGCATACGGCCATAGCCTCTGGGAAGGAGGTGGTTCCAATCGTGATCTGCTTCCCTGTTGGAGTCGAGGAACTGGCCGCGCAAAGGGCGAAATCGCCTTTGCAAATTTTGTAGGAACCGGCCAGCGCCGCGCCAGCGGAGCAAATAATAAAGACAAAAGCGGTAAGGAACCTGTTCATTCCGTCACCCATGTTTTGGTTGTTTCATCCCAGCTATACAATTTGCCGTCTGCGGGATACGGAACCGGAGATTCCCACAGACAGGTCAATTCATTCAGCGGCCATGAAGGATACGGCTGTGGCGGGATAAAGGCATCGCGCACCGCATCGTAGCTGTATCCAATCCCAGCGTAATTCTTGCGGATATTGCCACTGTAACTGGTCTGTTTCCAGTTTGAATATCCATACAGATCAGTCAAAAACGCAACCCCGGCAGCTTCATTTGGAGCGTTGTCATCCGTAACAACAATGACCTCAAGAACGATCCCGGCGTCATCCAACTTTGTAAAATTTGCCATAGATTCCTCAGAATGTAATCGAACCTGAGCCGGTCCATTTGTAGACACGATAGCCGCCAGCGACCGTAATTGTCGGTGAACCGGTTGTTGAGGCGGCAGCAGCGAAGGTGTCAGCGTAACGTATGATGACGGTACCGTTTGTA